AGAATGTTGGAGCTGAAGGAACAGGCTTAATTCTTGTTGCACCGGGTATTCTTTTACAAAATGGCCTTGTAGTGCGTGCGTTTGCAGGAACTGCCAATGTTATTAATATTTTTGGTTATGTGAATCGGATCGCTTAATGAGTCGCTACGGGCAACGCACTAGATTAACTAACTCTGCAACATCAGATGTTGTTGCAAATTGGTTTGGTAATCAACAAGCAACTTTAACTTTGGAATATTTAATTGTAGCCGGCGGTGGAGCCGGCGGTGGAAATATTGGCGGCGGTGGTGGTGCAGGCGGTTATAGAACCTCTGCATCATACTCATTTTCTCCATTGATAAGTTATGCAGTGCAAATTGGCGCCGGTGGTACAGGTTCAAGTGCTGGTGGTACTCAAGGCACAAATTCTTTTTTTGATGTAATAAGTTCGGCAGGCGGTGGTATTGGCGGTTACGATTCAGCCGATAATGCTACGGCAGGCGGTTCAGGCGGTGGTGCCGGTGCTGGTGGTGGAACAATGGCAGCCAAGGCTGGTAACACTCCAAGTGTTATTCCATCACAAGGAAACGCAGGTGGAGTTAATTCTACTGGTGGCACTAACTTATCTTCAGCAGGTGGCGGTGGTGGTGCAGGTGCAGTTGGTGGCGATGGTGGTGCCAATGTTGGTGGCGCTGGTGGTGCTGGTGTTTCTAATTCAATATCAGGTTCAGCTTTATTTTACGCAGCAGGCGGTGGTGGTACAACATTCTCAACTACAGTAAATGGTTCAGGTGGTTTAGGTGGTTCTAGCATTGGCGGTAATGGTGTAACTGTTACAGGTTTTCCAATTGCAGGTACAAGCGGAACTGCAAATCGTGGCGCAGGTGGTGGTGGCGGTTCAAGAGGTTCAGGCTCAGGTGGAAATGGTGGTTCGGGTATTATTATTTTAAAATATTCTGATTCTCTTACAATTACAATTGGTGCAGGGCTAACTGCAACAACTGCCACACCAGGTACTGGATTTAAAATTACAAGTATTACTTCAGGCACCGGAAATGTGAGTTGGGCATAAATGACTAAAGCACGCGATCTTGCAAATGTTCGATACACAAAGGGTTCAACTGCTAACCGGCCAACAGGCAATCAAGGTGATCTTTACTACGATACAACTGAAGATAATTTGTATCAGAAAAATGCAACTACTTGGGCAGTAGCAGGTGTAGCAAATGCCATAATTGCTGAAATGTTAGTTGTTGCAGGTGGTGGCGGTGGTGGAACTTGGACTGGTGGCGGTGGTGGCGCTGGTGGCGTTGTTGGATATACAAGTCAAACATTTACAAGCGGTACAACTCACACAATCACAGTAGGATCTGGTGGTGCAGGCGGTTCTTATGCTGGACCCCCTAGAGGAACTCAGGGAATTAACTCATCTTTTGGTGTTCTTACTGCCTCAACTGGTGGCGGTGGTGGCGGTGGTTTTAATGGTTCTTATGCTGCACCTACAACTGGTGGATCAGGTGGTGGTGGAACAACAGATCAACCTGGTGGTGGCGCACAAACTGGAGCAGCAGCATCTCCAACTGGCCAAGGTAATGCTGGTGGTTCATACACAAGAGATAGTAATTACGCTGCTGGTGGCGGTGGCGGTGCTGGTGCCGGTGGTGCTAATAACTCTGGAACAACTGCGGGTTCAGGTGGTGTTGGAACATCCGCTTATTCAGCTTGGGGATTAGCAACAAGTTCAGGCCAAAATGTTGGTGGAACTTACTTTTTTGCAGGTGGCGGTGGTGGCGGTAGCAATGGAGCAGGTTCACAATCAACTGGTGGATCAGGTGGTGGTGGTGCTGGTCGTGTTAGTTTTGGTCAAACACCTGATGCTGGAACTGCAAACACAGGCGGCGGCGGTGGTGGTGGGCCAACAGGTTCAGGTGCAACATCTGCAAATGGTGGCAATGGTGGCTCAGGAATTGTAATTATGAGATATTCAGATGCTTCACCTGATTTAACAACAATTGCAGCAGGCTTAACTTATACTAAATACACAACAGGCGGTTACAAATATTACAAATTTACCGCAGGAACAGGATCGGTAACTATCTAATGGCACACTACGCATTTCTTGATGAAAACAATATCGTAACCGAGGTTATCCCAGGGCGAAATGAAGATGAAGTTGTTGATGGCATCTCTGATTGGGAAGCACATTACGGCGCATTTCGTGGGCAGGTATGCAAGCGCACCTCATATAACAATAACTACCGAAAGAATTATGCGGGAATTGGTTTTTACTTTGATGAAGCACGCGATGCCTTCATTGCACCAAAGCCATTTGAATCTTGGCTTTTGAATGAGGAAACTTGCATTTGGGAAGCACCTACACCAATGCCTGCAGATGGCGCTTTTTATCGTTGGGTTGAGGATGATCTTAACTGGCAGGTAGTACCAACCGAATAACGCACTAACCAGGGGGAATAATGCGGTTTCACATTGTAGCTTTGCCTCATACTCAAGTAACAAAAGAGTATGCAGGATGTGCCTTTACTGAAAAGGTACGCCGTTTTGTAATGATGATGAAGGCTCAAGGCCATACTGTTTATTTGTATGCCGGCGAGCAATCTGAAGGTATTGAAGATGAGTTAATCACCTGCATATCTGAAGAGATGCGAGCGCAAGCCCAAGGATTTAATCACTACACAAGCGTTTCATTTGATACATCCCTGCCACACTGGCAAACCTTCAATGGCAACGCTATCCGAGAGATAGCAGCGCGATTTGAAGAGCAAGATTTCATCTGCCTTATCGGCGGTGGCGCACACAAGCCAATTGCCGATGCCTTCCCAACTGCGATAGCGGTGGAATTTGGCGTTGGCTACGGCGGTGTTTTCAGTAATTTCCGCGTGTTTGAATCCTACGCTTGGATGCACTCAATCTACGCAGGGTGGAAAAACCCAACTACTGCCGATGGCCAATTTTATGATGCGGTTATCCCAGGGTATTTGGAACCCGAAATGTTCCCACTTGGCGATGGCAAGGGTGATTACTACCTATTTATTGGCCGTTTGATTGATCGAAAAGGCTACAGAATCGCCCAAGAGGTATGCCAACGCTTAGGAAAACGCCTCATTTTGGCAGGTCCAGGTGAGCAAATCGGCTACGGCGAATTTGTGGGAAGCGTAAATCCTGAAGAGCGTGCTGCGCTTATGGGCGGTGCAATCGCCACCTTTGCGCCAACTCTCTATGTTGAGCCGTTTGGGAATGTAGTTATTGAATCTCAGGCTTGCGGTACCCCAACGATTACTACCGATTGGGGCGCTTTTACAGAGAATAACCCCCACGGCGTTACCGGTTTCAGGTGCCGTACTCTCAAAGAGTTTATGGATGCAGCCGAGAATGTGAAGCAATTGGATCGCGCCGCAATCCGAGAGCGTGCGGTTTCTCTCTATAACCTTGATACTATCGGCGCTCAATACAATGATTATTTCCAACGATTGCTTACCTTATGGGGCGATGGTTGGTATGAATTGGGGGAATAGTGAACCGCAAAGAGATTTTAGCCGAGGCCGATAGGCTCACTCACGGCGATAGAGAAAAGAATTATGGTTCAGCTTTAAGCAACCATCAAAGAATTGCCTCTTTATGGTCAACATTTCTACAAACTGAAGTAACACCGGCGCAGGTTGCAATCTGTATGGGGTTGGTAAAGGTTGCTAGATTGATTGAAACCCCTGATCACCTTGATAGTTTTATTGATTTGGCAGCCTACGCAAGTATTTCAGGCGAGATTTCAACAGAATAGATTTAGGCGCTCACACGCCCCCAATAAGTAAACCCCGCGCCTGCCGTTCCAGGTGCGGGGTTTACTTGCTTTTTAACTACTTTATATATTCCTTGAGTGCTTCAATAATAATTTGTGAGGCGCTTTTTCCTTCATCTGTAGCTTTTGCGGTTACTGCGCTCCACAATTCTTGCGAAACTCGAACACATCTAATTGGCGTAGGGGTCATTTTTCACCCAATCATCAAGCAAAACTTTGGCCATTTTGCGGTGCATATCTGCCTGATCAGGTTCATTGCAAGCGATTGCCTCAAGGCACTGATTAATGTGATACATAACTACATCTGTAAAAGTCATTTTGTAATCACCAAATCAATCATTTTTGAGCAAGAGCCGTAGCCAAGGGTATTTCCAGGCATATTGCCTACATAACACACATCACGGGTTAGGTAGGTAAAGCCAAGCACTACAAGGATTACAAGCGCCCACATCACGATTACACCGCGTTTGTTGAGTTTCATTCTTAATTCTCCAATTCTTCAATAAAGGCAATAGTTAGGGCAGAGTTCACAATTGCACCGCGTAGGGCAAGTTTCATTTGGTCAATGTCGCAATCCTCAATTGATTGCTCAAGGTTTTTGGCAATATTGCAGATTGAATCTTGAATCTCAATGAATAGTTCCTTATATGCGCCCATTTTAGTTTTCTCCCACTCTCACGATAAAGCACTCATAACATTCGGACATTTTGGCAACGCCATCAAACTTTTTGGCGCATAGGTAGCAGGTGTTTTCATAAGTCATTATGCACCTGCCTTAATTGTGTTGTATC